AGTTGACGAGCACCCGACAGAAGGTTAATCTATTCTGGTCTGATATTGATCACGCGAGTAATCGTTTGATTAAGAAGATGCGAGAGGATTCAATTGTAAAGCCTACAAGTATAATCATGCCGGTATATCGTGGTGGATTAGTTCCTGGTTCAATGCTTGCCTATGAGTTTGATATTAAGGAGTTGATATGTATTGATCCAAAGATTAGTTATGTTATGTCTCATTACTCTGATTTGATAGTTGTTGATGACGTTTATGACACGGGTTCGACTTTTGCAAAATTGCAAAACTTCTACCCACACGCTACTTACGTCGCATTGTTCTCCAAGATTCCTTACGGTTGTCATTACTATGGTAAGCTGGTGGATCCAGATGATTGGTTGGTGTTCCCTTGGGCAAAGAATGATGAAGTAAACAGATGAACCGTTACGAAGACCCAAAAGATCCATTCAATAGTGACTTCTATTGGACGGGTAAAGCATGTATTGAAAAGGGTTGTGAAAAGCCTGCTGGAACGTATTGGTCTCGGCTTTGGTGCTTTGATCACAATGTTAAAAGAATGCGTCGGATAGATAAGTCTCTTGAACCATTTCGGCATGTGTTAGATGAGAAATCCTCCTAAACCCATCCGGGTGTTCTTTAGTCCATTGTCTCGTCGCTTTTACGCGACTCGAGCATACCGTGAAGAAGAAAATGGTCTAATCATTGTCACCGGGGAGAAGTTTGATGTAACTAATGACATCGCTGGGTTGATTGAACAGCATAACGTCACATTCAAGATACGAGAAGAGGTGGAGGAATAGATGGCGTTCATTCTTGAAATTCAAATGGATAACGTAAAGCATCATCTGGTGATGCCGGATATGGACACGGCCAAATGCTGGCTTGCTAAGCTTGAACCCCATGTTGGTGTCCGCTTTAAGAATCGTGAGACCGAACAAATGCGGATACCGTCAGTGGAGGGCGAGGCCGTTATCTCTTTGGAGCACATCATCAGTGCGCGGGCGATCGACGGGAAGATCTATCAAGACGCAGTTTCGGAAGAGAGAATCGCCGAGCGCACCGAGTTCGCCAATATATTCCGTAAGGTTGACTCTGAAATCTGGGAGAAGATCTTAGAACGACTAGAGTCTAAAAAGGAGTAAACCAATGGGTCCACAAACTGAATCTGCTGATCGTCTTCATGCAATGAAGTATCGATCACCCGGTGAAGACTTTCGTGAGTCAATGAATCGAGTGGCCTTTGGTCTAAAGGACTCGGATAACCACTATCATCAGTTTAGAGAGGTTATCCTAGACCAGCGTTTCCTCACCGGTGGCAGGATTCAGTCCGCTGTGGGCTCCTCCAAGCACGTTACTGCTCATAACTGTTACGTGTCAGGGACTATAGCTGACTCCTATGTTGAAGGACCGGGCTCTATTATGCACCGGGCGCATGAAGCGGCAGCAACGATGCGCATGGGAGGTGGGATTGGCTACGACTTTTCAACTCTACGTCCAAGAGGAGAATTGGTTGCTAAGTTGCAATCTCAGTCTTCTGGACCTGTCTCCTTTATGCACATTTATGACGCTGTATGTCTTGCCACTGCGTCCTCCGGGCACCGGAGAGGCGCTCAAATGGGAATCCTACGGATCGATCATCCCGACATCGAAGAATTCATTCATGCTAAAAATAATCGTGATAAGTTGGTGGGATTCAATATTAGCGTGGCAGTAACTGATGAGTTTATGGAAGCGGTAGCAAAGGGTAGTGAGTTTGCGCTGCGCTGGGGTGGTAAAGTTTATCGGTACGTGGATGCGCAGGAACTGTGGGAAAACCTGATGCGGTCTACCTGGGATTGGGGTGAGCCCGGTGTAGTCTTTATCGATACAATCAACCGCATGAACAACCTGTACTACTGCGAGATCATTGCTGCCACTAATCCTTGTAGTGAACAACCCTTGCCACCCTTTGGTGCTTGTCTGCTTGGATCGTTCAACCTTGTCAAGTATCTGTCTCGGCAGCCACTAAGGTTGATGAACTCACTTGATACTCTCCCGTCACCATGGTCATTTGATTCTGATAGGTTAAGGGCGGATGTCCCACCTGTGGTTAGGGCACTGGATAATGTTGTTGATAAGACTCGTTATCCCTTGGCAGAGCAACGTGGGGAGGCTATCACCAAGCGCAGGATGGGGATTGGGATTACAGGACTTGCCAATGCTGGTGAGGCACTGGGGTTCCCCTATGGGTCTGAAGCGTTTTGCTACTTTGAATCTGCTGTCTTGGAGACTATTGAAGAGGCAGCTTACTTGGCAAGTGCGGATCTTGCTGAGGAAAAGGGTGCATTCCCATTGTTTGATGCGGAGCGTTATCTTGAAGGTGAGCACGTTAAGCGTCTATCGGAAGAAGTTCAGTATGCCATCAGAAAGAAGGGAATCCGCAATTCGCATCTGACCTCTATTGCACCCACAGGCACAATCTCGCTTTGCGCTGACAATGTAAGCTCTGCCCTGGAGCCTGTATTTGCCTATCGGCAAGAGCGTCCGATCAATACACCCACCGGTGCAATGATCGACGTGCTTGATGACTATGGGGCTAAGTTCTTGCAGGTGAGGGGAAAGCTGGCTGCAGATGTTACCGCAGATGAGCATCTCAAAGTCCTGTTGGCGGCACAACCACACTTAGACTCTGCTGCTTCCAAGACAGTGAATATGGATGGTCGAAAGATGCCTTGGGCGGACTTTAAGGCGATCTATCAAACAGTGTGGGAGAATGGTGGTAAGGGCTGCGCCACATTTAACAGCGCTGGTAAGCGGGGCAGCCTGCTTAGTGATGCAGAGCGCGAGGACCCACCGGTATACGAAGGGGATTCGTGCGAGGTGGACCCACTAACTGGAAGGCGTAGTTGTGAGTAACCGATCCAATCGCAACCGAACGGCGCGCGCGGAGCGGATCGTCGACGTTGTGCTCGCCGAATTTGGGCAAGCGGTGATCCGCAAAATATCGATGCGCGACGCGATGGTGGCAGCATGTGCCGCCGCTTTGATCGATAGGGAGGGCCATCAAACGCCCTGCTTGTCGGCGCTCGCCAGCGGCGACGCGTGCCAGCCAGACGAGACGTTAAAGCGTTGCGCGATCTGCGGCTTTGTCGTCGATACGAAATTCGCCGCTGAAAAGCCGACTGTGAGGATGCGGCCATGACCAGCACGGTTGTTCATGCGAACGATTTGGATCGGGCACGCGCCTTGCTCGCCAACGACCCTGATGAAATGGATGAGGAGTGGCTCGCGGAGATTATCGCTGTCGTCCGAGCCGAGGCAGTCGCGGCTGAGCGCGAGCGCATCGCCCGCCGGGTCGTCCTCGTCACTCATCACTTCTTGAACTCCTTAGCTAAATCTGGACCGCCAAACCTACCAAGTGGTGAGAAGTAGCAGTTAGGATCGGCTAAGTCCTTCTGGTATTGTTCACCAAGGACATCTTCCATTTCCATGATACGCTTGAGGCATAGCTCAGCGTATCTTCGTCTACTAATGATATTTCTAACGATGTTGCGCAGGTGGGTTAAGTCCAGATCGCCAACAGCAATCCTCTTGCCGTCTTTCGTAACCCAGTATTCTTCCTGAGCATCTTTTTGAGCTTTGGTTGTCATTCTGGTAAGTCCATTCAGAACGGAATTCCGTCATCGAGCTTGCGCTGGTAGACAATCTCGGTTGCCTTTCTCACGCCTTCACTATTTTCCCTGGGGTTGATTGCCACCTGCGCAAGCGCAGCATGAGAGTTGATCTGAGGGGTGCGCGCGTCCAAAGCCCGCTCGATCACTTCCTGCTTCTCGACGATGGTGTGGGCCATGATAGAATCGACCGATCCATCGAACACCAGGTGCTGCACCAGGACCGAACCTTGCTGACCGATACGGTGCAGACGATCTTCGCATTGGCTGATCGTACCAGGCACCCAATCCAGCTCGGCAAAGATCACCAGCTGAGCGGCGGTCAGTGTAAGCCCAAGACCGGCGGCATGGATTGAACCAATAAACAGGTGGCAATTCGGGTCGTGTTGGAACTTGTCGACCTGCTGCGACCGCGCATTAGGTGGCGTCTCGCCGGTGACCACTGCTGCGGTGGGGAACTCTGCTTGCAGAGCATGGCCCACATCGTGATGATGAACGAACACCACAACTTTGTCCTCGGCCTCAAGGCATTCCTTGAGATGCTCGATGACGTTCGGAATCTTGGCGACCGCTGTATCGTGTCGAACTTGCGACATCTCTTCGAAGGCGATCTTGTTCGCACCATGCAGCTTCCGGATGGAGGCATTATACCCATCCTTGTCGCCCTGCGCGCGTGCCTCCCGCGCGGCTTCTTCTGCGGCCTCTATGGTATCACGATAGCGTTTGTACACCGAGAGCTCAGCCGCAATGGCCGTCCCTGAGTGGGTGCTGGGCGGGAGGATAATGACCTGCCTGCGCTTTGCTGGCATTTCGGTCATAACTTCTGACTTCAACCGGCGCACCATAAACTTGCTGCGCAGGCGCTGCTGAAGTTCACCCAGATTTGAGGCACCATTAAAGTCCCAACCATACCCATTGTGATGGGCTTCGGTATAGCGCTTCATGAATGTGAAGAAGTGCCGGCCCAGACCCTGAGGATCGAGCGCATGGACCAAAGTCCACAGTTCCTTTGGCCGGTTTACGATCGGAGTACCGGTCATAAAGATTTTACGCTTGGCGCTAATTGGCTTGACGACCTTGGCCGGGTCTTTGTCTTCGTGACCGAGCAAGATCCTCGTCCGCTGGGCGTTTTCATTCTTGACCATGTGGCACTCGTCGACAATGAGCAGGTCCCACTTACGAGCGTCAATTGCTGCGCGGTGCTTGATCAGAATGTCGTAATTGATGATTACGATATTGCCGGTCGGGAAAGTCCCATTGGCAATTTCGATTGAGAACTTGCGGACCAGCCACTTGTTCATCTCCCGCGCCCAGTTCACCTTGAGCGAGGCGGGGCAGACCACAAGGACTGTCTGGATCGAAGTGTCTAGGTTGATCACCCCGATTGCCTCGATCGTCTTGCCCAAGCCCATTTCGTCCCCGATGAGGGTGGCAGGCTTGCTGGCGGCATAGGCAATGCCGGCAAGCTGATAGGGCAGATAGGCAAGCCCGTTAGGTACGGGAACCTGGGCGGTGGCACCCGTGGCATAGCTGCTGGCGATGGCTGTGTTTGCCTGGTCCGCAGCGCTCGAATCGAGCTTGGCCGCGACCAGTACGTCCTCGGTCCACCACAGTTTCGTGGTCGGATCCCAGTGAAAGCCGGCGGCCTTAACTACGTCCTTGGTCGCCCAATCGAACGCAAACCGCGCGATCCACCGGGCACCGGATTTCTCAACTTTGATAGGGTTCACTGTGCATCTCCGTTCTGACAGCTATACATATAAGCGCTCTTGCGCTCGATTGCAAGCTTGAAATGCACAGCACCTCAAATCATTGTATGGACTTACTGGGTCTGTAAACGGATAAGCCGTTGGAGATGCCGATTCAAGATGTCGATGCGGTGGCCGAAGTTGATCATCTCGTCAGTCAAACCTTTCAGGCTGATGTTGAGTCGACTGAGGCTGATGGTTACAAACTCTTGCTCTTGGCGCACTATGCCGATGTCTGCTTGTATGGAGCTGAAGAGTCGAAAGATTTCTTCATCGGTCATAATCTCACCTATTAACAAGGCCGCACATGCCGTGCCTTGTTTCTGGTTTGTCCTTGTGCTGTTGCCAGCCGATCCACTGCCACGCCATGCAGCGGGAGGCGATGCAGAGACACCACTGATCGGGTTCCCCATCCATTTTTCGATTGGCAGTAAATGGTTGTTCTCCCACATCGAGATCATTTGCCTTGGCACGCGCGAACGGGCACCACTTGGTTCGAGCTTCCTCTTCCTCCATCCCTCCGATATCGACTTCGTCAAAGATGCTCATTTGTCAATCTCCTCATCCCACTCGAGAGCTCGTGCATCCCAGTGGGCATTCTCCGCATCTATGTCACCAGCCCACTGACGCTCGGCCTCTGCCAGAAGTGCCACCTGCGCAAAGCTCCGCACTAGACCATGTGGTGGCTTGGGCATGTCGGTTCGAGTCCAGGTCAGATCCTCATCGTAGTCGATGTAGCAGCTCGGATCACCGACGTCACCACATAGTGGACATTCAGGACAAATGCACTCATCAAGACGCTGACCACAAACGTTGCAGGGACCGTCATCCGTCTGGTTATACGGTGCATTAGGGTCGTTTGCTGCACCGGGTGGGTAGGACCAACCAAAGATACCCATTTTAGTTTATCCTTCTCTTGATGATTTCGTCTCTGACATAACGTGCTTGTTTGAACTCGTCGGCGAAGATTTTCCACATTGTGAATTCAAAGAATTCTATTTCTTGTTTGGTGAATTTCCTGCTCAATCCAAGCATTGTGCCGGCAGTTATCATTAGTAATGCTGCACCTTCTTCGGATCCCCCGGCAAGGTTAAAGTCTGTAACGAATTTTGTCACCTTTTTTTGGTTTTCTCTTACGTCTTTGGAGATAGCCATCAGGCGTTTCCTCCAATGGGTAAGATGTTATCGATAAGCTGACCAGCAAAGGCCATGTCATCCGAGGTTGTTTCGGGTATCAGCTGACTGATCTTACCCTTCCAGTCCCGCTTAATCTCGAAGATTCGAGACTTGGTGTTGGTCCCATCGGTTGCCAGTGCAATAACCACTTCCCGTCTCTCGGGATGTAAGCTTGGGCGTGTTGTCTTTGTTAGATCAACGCCGGGTCCGTAAGATGGGGACACCCAGGCTTCGGATAGGTTGGAGAGCATAACGGCGTGCATCCCCTTGGCTGCCTCTCTGAGGGCTGCAAGCATGATCTGTTTTTCCGTGTCATTCTCCCACGGGCAACTGATGATGGACAGTTCATCCCGTGGGGAAACGAGAACAAATACAGGTACGAGCTGTTTTATACGCTCCACCAATAGCATATGGTGAGCCTGCTTTTCAGCAAGCTCAAGTAAGACGTCAAGTGACATGGCCTTTTCGGCTTTGAATGTCGAGATCGTGTGTGATTTACTCATCGTCATTTTCCGTCCCAACCATCTCGGCATGGTACTCGGCGAAGTGTTGCTGTTGCGCTTCATCGGCAGCAACGAAGACACTTAGCGGCAAGTCCGGGTAGTCCTGCTCTGCCAACACGCGTTCGATATAAGCCGGGTATTCAGCGTTAGTTATCGGTTCACGAAACCAATCCGGTGCACAGAAGAAGCCCGGTCCCGGCATGTTACGAGCCTTAGCGGTTATTAGCGCGTTGAGCTTGGGCTTGCCCAAGTCTTCGCATACCCAACCGACAATAGCTAACGGTCTGCCTTGACTACGGCGCCAGATACCGGTGACAGCTTCGGCATCGATGTAGTGATAGTCCTCGGCTCTCGTACGGCGACTCATATGCAGGACAGTACGTGATACGTAATAGAGCTGGCGTGCCTCCTTGGCGTACTTTAGGCGTGGTCTAGGCATAACTACGATCCTCTCTTACGATTACGCGGACGGCGCTGATAGCGCTTACCGCTTGGCCTAACCTTAGGCCGGATAGCCCGCACGACGCGGGCAATGGGGTTGCGTTTCATGTGGCACCTAGTCGTTAAAGATCACAATGTCGGTCCGCCGAGCTTCCGGATGGGCTTTAACGTCCACCGGCTCCGGCATGTAATACCAGGCCAGAACATCGCCATCCCGGTCGGTGTCCTCGTGGTGCAGCCTGTACCGCACCACCGTACCGGTCTTGTCGGACTTTAAGGCGATCACCGGGCTCAGTGGGTGGCGCAACTGCAGAGTGGAAATCTCCTGTGAGAAAGACCCGCCACGATAGCTGAAATCGCTGGTGCTGAGGTTCATCATCCGGGTAAGCATTCGAAATCTCCTTACTGACAAGCTATAATAGCGCTTTTGCAGCGATTTGCAAGCTCAAATTAGAGCTTCCTGTTTCGCTTGATCAATCGGGCTATCGATAGCCTTCCCACAATTTGCACATGCCCCCGGAAGGGTGGAAATTCCACCCTTCCAGTTCGGGTTTTGATCTCCTTTGAAGGATCGTCTTTTACTATAATCCCGTGGCATTACAACCCCATAATTGCCCGACATTCAGGCCCGAGGCCTGAATCCACACTCTCAGGAACGGTGAGCTTCCTGCCGCATCGACCGCAATTTCCGGAGTGTCGGATCTCCATTTGGGGAGGCATCCGCTCCTCGACGATCCGGTTCCAGAAGAACTCGAACGCCTTGACCGGGATGCTGTCCGGAGTGTACTTCGACTTGCCCGTGAGCTTGAACATCTTCTGGCAACCCGCCAGGACACCCATGTACCGGTAGTCGGAGTAGTTGTCCGGGCCGACGAGCAGGCCCACGAACCACATCTCCTTCGGGGCCCCGTCGTCGTCCTTGGCCTGGCTGACCTTGAACGTGTACCGCGCGCCCGTCTTCTCACTGGTGAGGGTCAGGGTGGCATTACCGGCGAGGGTGTAGGCTTTGACATCGGCTGCATTCGAAAACATTTTGATCTCCATTTCTGACTCTCTAAATATAAGCGCTTTGCGCTGAATTGCAATAGCCCGTGCGAAAATAATTGAAAAAGATTCTCATCGGCTTCGTATGGACTTACCGGTGCCTGCTCAGGCGGACGGGGGTAGCGCTTTTGCTACCCCCTTAGCTAATTAGCTAATTGGCTAATGGAGCGTAGGATGATAAATCGGGTCCTCAAAGCGCAGCGCAAGCGCTAGGTCCAAGGGCTCTTCGATATAATATTCGGCGCGCTCAATGGCGAATTCCCAATCGGTTTGACCGTTTTTTGTGGCTTCGGATACGGCCGTCCGTTTCACGTCCGCAGCAAACACAGCGCAAAATTCGTCGTCAATGTCAAGATCGATTGCGTCAACATTTGCGTCGATAAAGGCGAGGAAATCGATTTCGGTCATTTTGTGCACTCCTGTCTGACCGCTTACATATAAGCATTTTGCGGTGGAATGCAATACCTCAAGCTGAAATAGCTAATTTCTTTTACGCAAGCTAAATCAAGGTGTTACATCGTAGAAATCGATCTCTCATACAGCTCGTATGCAGCCGAAAGTGGGTGTCCGTGGCGCATAGTAGCGGAAATCGAACACCGCACTAGAGGTGCCTTGAGGCCGTTTCTAGAAGCTCAGGTGGTTTGTCGCCACCCGGCACTTGTGCTGACCCTTGACATTCGATGTCGCGCTGCCGCACGGCATGAGCTTCGAATCTGGGTCCTTGAAAACCAACCCTTCGACCGGGGGCTTGCCTGGCATGTTTCGGATGGAGTCAAACCATTCGGTGAACGAATGCAGGTGGCTGTGGGCTAGCCAAACTCCAGGGCAGATGACGGTGTGTGTATGATGGATCTCCCGCTGGCTATGGTCATGTCCGTCACAAAGCCATTTTAGCAATCTCATCCGATCTCGATAGGTGACGCCGACCAGATAATTGCCGTTTTCAACCAGCAAATCGTGGAGGTAGATCGTGTCCCGAACGCCGACACCCTTGGAGTGCAGTAGTTCGCCAACGAACACATACCACCCTGTGCCTGGAAATAGGCGCTTCTGAAAAGCATTCCACCGGTCACCGGGTTGCCAGATGAGCTTGTTGGCAGGACCTGCGCGGCCCATGGCGAAGTTTGACTGATCGGGGCGAACGTACAGGGTCGTACACGTTCCATTCATCTTTGCTTGGCCCAACCACCCGCTTGCCTCGTAGTTGTGTAGAGTTGAGGGTGCCCCGGCCGTAGTTGGCCGGGGCGGATAAAGGTAGCGGTACATTGGGTAGTGCATGACAATATTTCCTAGCTTAGGATTTAGAAGAATTCCGCCCAATAGGGATTATCACCCTTATTCAGTCTGTATTCGCAACGAATGCCATGAGGCACCCGAAGCGAGCAGTTATTCTTCACCCAGGAATCACTGGCGTAACTCCACTTTACGGCGATAAACCACATTGCACCGAGAATTTGGTCGGGAGGAACCTTGCATGTTGCAATCGGATCGGGGTCTGTCAGCCGGCCGTTAGGAAGGATTAATCCCATCAAGCATTGAAAAGGACGCCCTTGAGTTAGTCTATTCATGCTGTCCCGAACGGGATAGGGATCGTTGCCGGACAATTCGTTGCAGCGCATCTGGATTCGATTAGTTGGGTATAAATAATTTCCCATTTGAATAGCGTTTCCGTCCCCGGCATATTTGTTAGCGAGATTACAAACAACCTGGTCGGGGTCTGGCATCGAATACTCGGATTGGGGTACTGGATCCACTTTCTGGACGTTGGGTTGTAGTATTGATCTGCACTTTGCAATGAAGTCGGCTGGCCAACCATCACAGCCCCCTTGCTCGGTGGCGTAAGCAGGTAGGGCAAAAGCCGACATAATGGCGATCCCGGCTAATAGTTGTAACTTTTTCATCGTAGTTTCCTTTCTAACTTTGACTAGATGGCCTTGAGGGAACCGGTGAGCATCTTCTTGACCTGTGCCTTGGCGTCACCTGGGGTCAGCAGCGGCTTGACGATTTCCCAAGCCTTCCCGATGTCCTTGAACGCGGGGGTGAGGCTGACTCGGGCGATGAGACCGAACACCGTTTCGACCTGCTCGACCGGGAGGCGGAACACCGCATCGGTCGCGCTGTCACTGACCACCATTTTGCTGCTGGCAGGAACCGAGATCACGAAATCCTCCGGGATCCCTTTGACTCCGCTCAAAGCTTTGTCGATCTTCTTGAGCAGGTCCTCGTTGCTGGCGTAGATCGGATTGATCTGCAAGCTGGCCGGGATCGATTCCAGAATCTCCGCAAAGCCCGGGACCGCCGTGATGTTGCCATCGGTGTCGTGAACCACATCACCGACCATTTCGGCGAGAAGCTCAACCTCGTCGGTGCTGAGCGGGCTTGCGGTGCTGCGCTTGGTGATGGCAACACGGCCAGTGGCCTCGCCCTCAACCAGGGAGAGGTGGTCCGGCTTGCTGTGACGCTCGATTCCGGTCTCGATGAGCTGCTCGATCGCGCTCGACTTCAGCGCCTCCTTTTTCAGGTCGAGCAGGCCCTTGATCGCCTTCATGCAGGCGTCAAGAGCTGCCACCTCGGCCAGACCCTCGATCGTGGTCGTGGACTTTGGCGGCGCCTTGCCCTTAACGGCCACCGGCAAAACGGCTACTTTTTTGGCATTTGCAAACATTTTCGTCTCCATTTCTGACTCTGTAAATATAAGCATTTTGCGGGGAATTGCAAGCCCTGTTTTCAAAAGATTTGATGCAGGAGTACCCACGCGAATGGGCTTAACGGGATGAGGCAGATTATGAGTTTGGTCATGGATCGTACTCGTCATTTCCTATTTCTGGATAGATCTCATCATTTTCGATGTCATTCCAGACGTCTCTTATGAACTTCAGCAATCTTCTCATTGAATTATCCTGGTTTAGTCAGCCGCTAACGGATAGTTGAG